ACGGAAATAAGATTCAAGATCCTCTCTTGCAATACTTAGGCGAAAAAATCAGCCAGACCCTCCAGAACAACACTACTTTTTTCTTTTGTGTTTGGATTCACAACTTCAATGGTGTGTGATAATTTAGGCATTGTTGAGAAAAAATTCTCTACCTTTTTATATTGTTGTGAATTTAATTGTTCTATAAAATCAAGTCTTTCGGATGGTGTGTAATCCTTAGCATCCCATGCGTCTTCACCAGAATAGATTGTATCAATACAATCAGCCACAACTTTAAATGTTTTATCAACCATAGTTCCCGATTCATCATCTGTATCAAAATTATTTTCAATAAATTGATTTAATGATGGATACTTCATCCGAAGAGTCATGTTATCATCTAAAACAATGTCTTTTACATGACCCTTTGGTTTAATAACTTTAATTTCATCCACATATATTGTGACTGGAACTTTTGTTTTTCCATCATCAGGACATGTAACTTGTAATTTAATATCCTCTCCAATAGATTTAGCACGAATGTTTAAAAACAATTGTTCGATATCAAATGTGGGAAGATTATCAACGTCAATTCCTTTCGTAAGAATGCACTTCTTCAATACTTCCTTGACAGCGTGTGTAATCTGACTTTGATCTTTTGATTCTAAAGCAATGATTAAAACTTTCTCTTCTTTTACAAGGAAAGGTCTATACTTAACTTTTTTGTTTGATGAATATAGTTTCAACTCATAGGTTGGAGTTTCAATGGTTGGTAATGGCATAATATTTTATTCAGTATTTTATATAGGAGGGTTTATTTAGTAACGACCACCTTGTCTTCGAGTTGTGGCTCCTAAAGGTAATCCGCCTTGCCCACGTGGCGTTGGTTTAGGTATATCTGCAACTGTTCTATAATTATTTGGAAAATCTTTAGCTTCACCATAAGATTTATCTTCGGGGAATGAAAAATGTGTTGCATCTTTTGTATGTGTTGTGAAGAATCTGTCATAAGCAAACTCTATATTACATCTTAACACATTTGAGTCACCATAGGCAACTCTCATTGATGTCATGTTAGTTGGCCAAGCATTAACAATTTCATATTGTGTAAAACTTGACTTGTAAGATGTTGTTCTTGATTTCTTTATGAAAGAGTCTTTTTCAAATTTTGTGATATGAATAATTTCCTTATAGTCCTCTGGGTAGTTCAATCGAGTGAATGCGCTTCTAGTTCTCTGTTCTGTAAAAACTGGATTGATAAATGACATCCAACTTTCAAACACTTCCAATATTACCTGATCCGCATCACAATAAAAAACAAGATTTAAAGGAGGAAAATTTCTAAGACTTGGAAATGCCTCTGTTATACCTTGATGATGACCAGTTACTGAAGATTCTACGAAACTTGTGCCTGGAAGTTCTGCTTGTGTACACAATATTGACATCTTCTCCATAAAATCGGTTCCCTGAGTCCGATTCTTACTTAGAGCAGAACCTAGCCATGTTTGCCAGTTTCCAAAAGAAAAATTAACTTGATAAAGAGTGTCAAAAGACGGACGTGCTACAGTATCTCTAACATCTCCAATGTTTCCTTGAAATATTTGACCTCTTCTAGGGAATAAAGTATTGTTTGCCACAATAAATAAACTTAAGTTGTTATTACTATATATGAGCTATAAAGGGATATATAGACCATCTAACCCCAAAAAATATAAAGGGGATGCTAAAAATATTATTTATAGGTCTTTGTGGGAAAGAAAATTTATGAATTATTGTGATTTGAATGAAAATATACTTGAGTGGGCGTCTGAGGAATTTTGGATTCCTTATCTAGACCCAACAACAAATCGTGTTCGTAGATATTTTCCTGATTTCTTCATTAAATATAAAGACAAAGACAGCAATATTCGTAGGTCAGTTATTGAAGTGAAACCGATGAGAGAAACATTACAACCAAAGGCAACTAAGGGCAAATCAAAAAAGACAATGATAAATGAATCAATGACATACGTTAAAAATCAAGCAAAATGGAAAGCGGCAAAGGAGTTTTGTGAAGACCGTAAATTAGAGTTCAAAATTATGACTGAAAAAGAACTGGGAATCAGATGAGTATTCTACGGAACATATTAGATAAAGTAAGTAATCAAGTAAGTGAAGATTGGTTTCGTAGTCAATTGCTTGATCAACTTGGTTCTACAAATTTTGACGATGATGCTGCGGATACAGCTGGGTTTGCACCTGGCCAACTGTATTTTTTCACATACTCAGCACAGACAAAACAACCATACTATGACATGTATCCATTATCATATGTGATTGAATATCAGAAAGGTGGGTTCTTAGGTTGCAATATTCACTATGTTCCTTTGACTCAAAGAGACGAACTTGCAACAAGCTTACTAAATAACTCTGCTCAGGGTGCAGTTGCAGTTCCTCCAAGAACTCTACATAAATATCTTTATACTGGCGTAAGAGGAACACCATATCGTATTCCAAATACTGAATGGTCAGATGTGGCACAATTACCCACTGAGAGATTTATTGATATGAGAGGAATACCAGTCCCAAGAGATCGAGTTTACAACAAAAACTAATGACAGTAGCAAGAAGCAAACCAGTTGAAATAAATGGAAAAAAATATTCCTTCGGATTTGAGGATGGAAAATTGCTTTCTGTCGTCGAAGTAAGTGCTAGCGGAACTCAGACAGCTGTTGATTTAAATTCTGAAATATTTACTTCAGAAAATGCAAGAGGATCCATAGTTAACGCATTTAATCAAACTGTTAAAAAAGGAGATACTAATAGTTACGTTGAGTTTGATGAGGACAAAAGTATCACCGATTTAGTTACTTTTGCATCAATTGAAGAGAGAAGAGCTGAACTTTCAAGAAATCAAAAGAAATTTAATAATGAAGCGGCAACGATGGTTGAGTACACATCAGGAAAGGACTCTAACACAGCACCAGAAAAAGAGTATTATACAGATAAAACATTTTTTCCAGGCTATGTTGTAGAAGAAAAAAAACCTACTCAAGTTTTTGCGTATCCGTTAGATATTAGTCTTGAACAAGACCATATGAAGATAACAAAATTTAAGTATGTTCGAGCAGACATTAATTTAAGTAAACCAGATAGAGTAGAGAAGAAAAATTTTGAAAGAGTGAATGTTGCTGGAGACAGTATGATTGGTAATGAGTTAATGGGAAGTATTTTCTTACCAATGCCAAAACCAACGGATGTTAACGCTGCTGCATGGGGAAAGAGTGAATTAAACTCAGCTGGACTTCTCGCTCTTGGCGCTGCAGCAGGAACAGATAGAATCGGTGGTTTATTTGGACTTTTACCAAGAAACAGTCAAATAACTATAGAACAACAAAAACAGATAGATAAAGCGAAAAAAGATCAACAGAGAGGCGACCCCACAACTGGTGGTTTCTTAGGGCCTGCTCAAAGCACTGCAAATCAATTTAATACTGGACTCGCTTCATTTTTGACAGGACAAGAGATAGACCAAGATACGTTTCTTGCAAGAACTGGAGGTCATGTTTTAAATCCAAACGCAGAAATGTTATTTCAAGGCCCCTCTATAAGAGATTTTTCCTTCACTTTCACAATGATTGCAAGAAGTCAAAAAGAAGGTAAAGAAATTAGAAATTTAATTCGTTTTCTAAAACTTGGTTTAGCACCAAAATTCAGAAATACTACTTTTCTTGCAAATCCAGACGTTTTCACATTAGAATATAAGCGCGGCAAGACAGAACACTTAAAAACTGTAAACAGATTTAATCCAGGCGGTCTTGCACTAACACGATTAGCAGTTGATTATGCTCCAGATGGTTATTGGGCAGCATATCGAGATTCGCAACCAGTTGCAGTTAAAATGGATTTAAACTTCACTGAACTTAGACCAATATATGAACAAGATCAAATGAAACCAATATTAGAAGATTCTGTGGGTTACTAAAATGACATACTCAGGTTCACAAAAACAAGATAAACCGAATGCCTATTTTAGGCAAATTCCAAATCTTGATTATCCATCATTAGCAAATGATAGAACATCTGCTTATGACTATCAAACTGTAAAAAATCTTTTTAAGAGAGCATTAATTCGTGATGATATTTTTGATGAAGTTACAGCTTTTACGAAGTATTCTGTAAAAGCAGATGAACGACCAGATCAAGTTGCATATAAATTTTACAATGACTCAACATTAGATTGGGTTATTCTGACAACTAATAATATTGTTCATGTCAGAGACGAATGGCCAATGGGAGGTAATGATTTTTTAACATATCTGAATGGAAAATATACTGATGAACAACTATCAAACATACATCACTATGAAACTGACGCTTTAAGAGATTCAAGTGGAAGATTAATTCAACCACAAGGTTTAACAGTTCCAGCTGGATATTCTATTAGTTTTGTAGACAATGGTGTTTTAAGAACAGAATCAAAAGTTACATCATTCACTTTTTTAGAACATGAAACTAATTTAAATGATAATAAAAGAAATATTAATATTTTAAGACAAGAGTATTTAAGTTTATTCTTAGAAGATTTTGAAGAGATTATGGAATATAAACCATCAAGACAATTCATAACCAAGAGACTCAAGAAAACAGAAAATCCAAGACTCATTTCGCCATAAAAAAAGAGGTCGTTTTGAGCGACCTCTGGCGTAAAAAATGGCCCGAAATTTTTTTCGGGGTATTTTCTAATTTTCAGCTAATTTTGCAAAATAGCTGAGTGCATCTTCTTCATCCTCATCTGTATTTACAGAGGATGGAGTTGTGTCAACAACAGCACGACCTTCACTTAAGTCCTCTAAGTTATTATCTTCATCAATAACTTCGGGGTCTTGTCTTTTTGGTGCAACAGTAAGACCAAGAACATAATCAAGTCTCTTCTTGAGATCTTCATATGACTTGAACTGATCTGGAGCAACAAGTTCTGCAAGAGAATATTCTTGCTTCCAAACTGCCTCCATTGCATCGTCATCATCTAGAAGTGGAGCAGGAGCAGCAAACTCAGATGAGTCATAGTTCCAATACCCAGCAACCTTTTTGATTTTGATTTTGAAGTTTGCACCAGCCCAGAAATCAAATGGGTTGATTGCTTGTTCATCTTCAAACTCAGGTTGCATTGCAGCAGTTATCTTATCAAAGATTTTCTTTCCATATCTAAACAAGAATACTTTACCTTCATTCGCTGGGTTTGAAGGGTCTTTTACAACATAAACGTTACTGTAATAAGATAACTTACGTTTCTGTTTTCTTGCGACTTCTTTATCGGAATCAACACCTGAGTTCCAGAGTTGTGAGTTATGCTCTGATACTGGGTCTTTCTGACCAAGTGTTGTTAATGAGTTCTCAATATACCAACCACCAGATGCTTGGAAAGCATGAGTATAAAGTTTTGCCCAAGGCAAATCTTCTCCGTCTGGTGCAGGGAGAAATCTGATTACTGCGTAACCGTTACCT